TCTCGTCCTTGGGGAACGCCATGGTGTTGCCGGTGATCTCTACGTTGTCGGTCAGCGGCAGCAGGGAGTCCTCGCCCAGGGAGAGTTGAAAGATCTCCTGTGCGAACTGGGGCGGCACCAGAAAGCCACCGTCTTGGGCCGAGCCTTCGCTGCCGAAGGTGGTGGGCGCGGCTGCGTTGCGGCCCGAGCCCACAATGAGCCGCTCATCAATACTCGCCCCAGGCTTGTGGGCCTGGCAGACGGTCTTGAGGAACTCGCCCACGGACTTGAACCCGTGCTTGGGGTCAGCTTCGAGGTTGTCGGAGACGGAGATGACGGGGTTGCCGCTGGCACCAGCGGCCAGGTTCGGGACATGTGAAGGAAGATGCGCCATCTGGGCCTCTTCCGCGATCAGGGCGGCCTCACGGTCAATGGCGGCCGAAGTTGCCTCGATCTTGGCTTTGAGGGCCTCGAAGGCAACGACTTCTTGCTCGTTCATATCGCGCTCTTCAGCGGCAGCGATATCGGTCAGGTTGCGGGCGTCCTTGACCAGGGCGGCCTTGCGAGCTTGAAGCTCGCGCAGTTGCTTACTCATAGGTTCTCTCCAGAAATGAAAAAACCGCCTGGTCAAAGACTCGAGGCGGTTGCTTGGGTTGGATGCGACCTACGGGCCGCAATTGAGGTGCGACCAACGGGTCGCGGTGTTTGCCGCCCTCTAGAGAGTGCGGCGGATGGCGTGGGTTAGATCAGGACGAGGGATGCGCGCGCCTGTGCCAGGCGGGTGGCGCCCTTGACTTGAGACGCACGGGCTTTCTTTTGTATCTGAGTCAGGACTTCGTCGAAGGTGGCGATGCCGTCCACCATCTTCTGGGCAAGCGCAGCATCTGCGCCAAGGACACGGCCCTGGCCCATGCCGTCTCGTACCTCAGCGACCGATACGCCACGGCCCTTGGCCACGGCTTTGACGAATGCGTCGTAGTAGTCGTCGACGCGGGACTGCATGAAGGTCTGAGCCTCGGCGTCCAGCGGTACATAAGGGTTACCCTCGACCTTGTACTTACCCGCTGAAATGAGGGTGGGTTTGACCCCATCCTCTTCCAGCGCCTTGGAGTAATCGAAGTGGGCCTGCCAGACGCCAATCGAGCCCACCTCCCCGCCCGGGGTGACGTAGAGCTCGCTGGCCGCGCATCCAATCCAGTAGGCGGCCGATGCCGCCAAGCTGTTGGCCACAGCAATCAGCGGCTTTTGGGTGCGGGCCCGGGTGATCTCAGCGGCTAGCTCAGCCACCCCGTAAACGCTGCCACCGGGGCTATCGATGTCAATGAGGATCTGGCCCACTGTCTCATCGGCGAGCACCTGGCGCAGGGCGGCAGCGAACTGCTGGGTGCTGGTGCTGCCCGGGCCTGAGATGTCATCGACCATGTTGCCTCGCTGGGTCACCACACCGTACAGGGGCAGAACGGCAATGCCAGCCCCGGCATTGGCCGAGGCAAACTGCTTGCGGCTCTCCCGGATCAGCCGGTCGGCATTGACCTGGAGCATGGTCTCCTCAGAGGGTAGATCGCCCGCCTGCCAGCGGGAAAGCACGCCGGCCATGGCCTGCAGGCGCTCGGGCATCAGGGCCCAAGGCGTAGTCAAAAACTCGCTAAGGAGCAGTTGCTTGTTCATTCGTGGGTTCCAAGGTCGATGAGTGCTGCCACCAGGGCAGCTTCGTTAAGGGGTGTCGGCAGGTCGCAGGCCCAGGCCTGAACCGCGGCCATATCGCGGTCCAGAGCCGCGGCAATTAGCTCCAGATCTGGCAGTGCAAGCGAAAGCGCCGAGGCGCCGGGGCCCGCCTTTTTGCTGATTCGCCGGGCCAGGCGCCCGGCGTTGGCCTCGACCAGACGCCTAAGGCGCTGGAGCAAGGGGTTGGGAGGCGCTTGGGCGTCTTCACTTCGGTCGTGAGCGCCCTCGCCTTCCCGCAGCTCAGGAGGCTCACCCTCCTGAGCCTCATCGGCTTCGTCCACTTCTTGGGCGTCTTCCTCTTGCACCATGTTCAGCGGCCGAAGCGGCTGGTCCAGCCCGTCGATTGGGTTAAGGTTTTCCGCAACTCGCGCCTCATTGCGGGTTAGCCACCCGTTCTGGATCCCACTTTGGTAGTAAGCCGAGCGGCTGGCCGCATCCCCGCGCATGAGGTTGGCAAAGTCGAACTCGACTTCCAGCTCATCGCCATCGAGCATCAAGTCCGCCTCGATAGCCGCTTCCCAGCGCTCGGCCCAGGGCGTCATGGTGTGCATGACGAACTCCAGGCTCTGCTGCTCGATGTTGGAAAACGTTGCCCTGTCCAGGTCCGCGATCATGTGCGGCGGCACCCGAAACAGGCGCGCGATGTCCGTGATCTGAAACTTGCGCAGCTCCAGAAACTGAGCATCCTTGTTTGTGACGCCCACCTCATGGAACTTCATGCCGTTTTCAAGAACGAGCACCTTGCCCCGGTTGGCCCCTGACTGGGCCGCCTGGTAGGACTCGCGGAACACCCGCTTGGCCTCCTGATCCTTGAAGGTCCCTGGAAACTCAATCCACCCGCCCGTGGGCTTGGCGTCGTTGTTAAAGAACCGGGCGCCATAGTCCTGGGCAGCCAGCGCCATCCCCAGGCTTTCCCGAGCCAATTCGATGGGGCTCAGGCCAAAGAGTCCATCTGAAGAGAGGCCCCGCAGGTGCCAGACCTGTCCCCGGGGCAGCAGCATCTCCTGCCCACCCTGGTTGCGCACCCGGTAGCGGTATTCCCCGCTATCGAGCAGTTCCATCCGCACCCGATCGGGGTGGATGGGAACAAGTTGGGTGATTTCGCCACGGCCATCGGTGATGATCTGGCAGAAGGCGTTGCCACGAAGGGCCAGGTGCCCTTGGAGCATTTCTCGCCACTCGAACGGGTTCTGGTAGCGGTTGGGGCGTTTGGCCAGCACCTGGTACAGCCAGTGGTCGGTCACCCGGTCCTTGCCGCCGTCCTTGCGCTGGCGATAAAGAACCAAGGGAAGCGATGCCATCGTTTCCGAGAGGATCCGCACGCAGGCGTAGACAGCTGCCAGGCGCATGGCCGAATCGGCCGAGACCCGCATGCCGGAAACGCTGCGTGTCGTCACTGGTGAAAACCAAAAATCGCCCCAAGCTGAGCGGTCATCACTGGACGCCCGAAATCGGTCAAAAAAGCTCAGTAGTCCCATCAGCTCAGAGCAGCATCAATTCGTAGTCGGATCCCAGCACCACGTTCTCCCCGGGCTTGATAGCCCTCGAGAGCGCCATGATCAGTGCCACGATGCCGTCGATCTTGTTCTCTGCCCGCTCCTTGCGTGGGTAAATGTTGTCTTTGACGTCCAGGTGCGCCACCACGTTGCTAGCCATCCAGGTGAGCACCGGGTCGCCGTCATGGGTGAGCTTCTTCTGAAGCACCAGGGCTTCGAGCGTCTTCATCGGCTCGCTGAAGTTCAGCACCGTCGGACGCACTTCGATCATGGGCAGGCCTTCGGCCAGCATCCGGGTCGAGAGTTGCGTGGCCTGGAACGGGTCGAAGGCCACTGCTTGCACCTCAAACCGCGAGGCCATCTCCAGGAGATCTGCCTCAATCCAGCCGAAATCAATCACGTTTCCAGGCGTCACGGTCAGACGCCCAGTGCGCATCCAGCCGTCGTACTGGCTGTTGCCAGCGGCGGCTACCGTGTCCTCCGGCAGGTAGTACTTGCCAAACGCCACATAGGCGTCGGCAACTTCGGGATGCGGGAACACCAGTACCAGCGCGGCGATGTCCGTCTTGCTGGCCAGATCCAGTCCGATCCAGCAAGGCTGGCCAGTGAAGGCTTCGATGTCGAGAGTCGAGTCGCCACAGGAATCCCAAGCCCGCATGTTCATCCAGGCGGTATCCGCGTTGACCCACTCATTGAGGTGCTTGGTCTTGAAGTTGTTGACCGCACTGGGCAGTTGCATGGCCTTGGCCTGCAGCGGCACCAGGACTTCCGGCCGTACCGAGATACCCCAGTTGGGGTTGGCCTTGATCAGCGCAGTCTCGGATGTCCAGTCGTCGCCATCGTCCAAGCCGTAGATGATTCCAAACT